TGAGACGGGTCTTCGAGTTTCCTCGAACCCTGCATCCTTCCACCTTTAGTATGCACGCGAGTCATGCTGTAAAGATATTGAATGCTGCGCTCAAGGTTGCGATGGCTTTCCTTGGCGCATTCATAGGCGAGCTCTGGACGATCAGACGTGAGCATAACTGCGACTTACTCTAGGCCAAAAATGTCCTTTAACCAATAAAGTAACCCTAATAATTAGGTATATGAAGATGCACGCAGCTAAAACTAAAAAGAGTGAGATTAACAAATCGAGTTGAAGATCAGAATACATAATAAATCAGGACTGTAAATCCGACAAAGTGACCTCATTGAGATCACCGTCACCAACCATGGGAGAATATTTCCGGATCTTCTTAAGCCGCTTACGCAAGTAAGTGGGCCTCGCATGCGCACCATAATAGGATATGAGACTCCTAGCGCAATCATCATCAACGTTCGGGTGAATCATGGCCAAAGCACGAGCTGCCATCGATCTCTGTTCATGACTTGCGAAGTAGGTGTTCATGACATCCTGTATCGACTGCGCGAAATCAATCACCTTATCCTTATCAAAACGACGGGTATGTAACTTTTTGACCAGCTTAAATGGGTTTGGGAGCACGCCTTCAAAGGTGTAGATGTGGCCGCAAAATTCAAAGTAGCCACGTGTGGTCTCCTTCTTGACAACATATCCGCGCCGAGCCAAAGTTTCGATCATTGGTTCGTCATCGTCACGCTCACCAATGAAACTACCGTCATCACCGCCAACAAGAAAAGCGACCAAACGCCTGACCTTGTAGCGGGTGAGGGTCAAACCGATCTTCCATAGCGTGTTGCCCAACCAAGTTTCCCAATCACCTGAATCCTTGCTGTTTTGAACATTCATGGTCGCCAAACCCCTGGCAATGAAAGTCCGATTAATCACGACATTCAGCAATTCATCAAGGTACGAATTGTTGCCTCGATCGTAAGAATCGTCGGAATGCTCAGGTGGCTCCTCAGCCAACCCTGTATTCCGCAGAACATACGAGAACACCATTCGTAAAAATTCGGTGGTCGTCTCATCTTGGGATGCATCAAACTCGGTTTCGTCATCATTGTGAACCTCGTCAAAGTCTTCGGGTCGCAAACCCATCCCCTT